AGCTTTTATATCGTATGTTCTTTCAGCAATTCCATTAACAACTATATCTACAAACTTAGATATAATTGGAACTGGTTTCCAGTCTAAATTTAAATAGGACAAATCACCGTTTATAGATAACTCATCCTTATATTTTTGTATAGATTGCTCGCCTCTAGCATACAATCTTAAATTATGAAAATCAGCATGATTAGTTCTATGCCTAGTATTACCTCTATCATTATTAAACCACTCTTGCTCTATTGCTTTACCTACTTTCAAACCATAATCGTAGCTTAGCTTTTCAGCATCACTTACAGTTTGACTCGGGAAATAACTTTTAATGCCAGACTCTGCCATATTTATTATTTGATTATTTGTGAATTGCTTCCAGTATTACTATACTTGGAAATATTTATGTTTAGTTTGGGTTTCTCAACCTTAGCGTTTGGTGCATATAAATGCCTATTGTTAGCCATTATAGCTAAACCAGAACTTATTGATGCATCATGCTTTGTTCTTTTGTTTATATCAAACCTTGCCCAATCGTTTAGTAGTTCGTTAAAATAACAATCTCCAAGTGTTCCATCGCTCTTCACTCCAACATGATCCTGTATATACATTTCAATCGCAGCTGCATGAGCCTGTTTAATATCTTCTGAAGAGTTTGGTATACCACCTACTTCTTTTTCTGCTACAGATAATTTGTTCCATATTTTATCAGGTCTGTTCATACTAAACCCTCTATATCCTCTTCTTCTTAGATAGTATAATAAACGAGGTTTATTGTTCTCCGCGAGTATAGGCATCCCGTAAAACACTAAAGCCATTAAAACGTCCTCAAAGAACATTTCGGCCGTTGGTGGTCTTGACAGGTATTCTAAAAAAAAACTGTTAGCCGGAGCGTCTTCCATGCTAAACCTAGTTAAACCGTGTAAAGCTCCTTTTGACCCAACTCCATCTACAGTACCTGATATATCGTAACTATCACAACCGAAAGCACCCATGTGTTCGTTACCAGGATATTTGATACCATTTTTAAGTATTACTTTATTTTGTATTCCAGAAGGTGGAACCCAACTAACCTTAAACCTTCCTTTTGGATCTGGGTAAAATATTACTTGCGAATCTTTGATTCCATTCACCCATTGAAAATTACCTTGAGTAATTCCTAGAGTTCTAGACATCTCTTCGTTGTAATCTATCTGTTCGTATAATTTAACTAAGTTAAATATACTATTTTTTGTTTCATCTCTAAACGCGTGTTCTGTAGTTCTAGGAAACTGACGGTAGAATTCATTTAAAGCATCTTGATCATCTTTTAGACCATCTACTTCGTTTTGCCAGTTATCTATTACACCTACGTCTATTAATTCACCGTCTGGTGTGAGTCTATCGATATCAGGAGTAGTAAAGACTGGAATTCCATACTCGTCAATAAATCCTTCATAGTTCCATTCCATTGGGATAAACAAAGAGTATAAGCCAGACTTTGTCTGACCATTTCTATTTCGTTTCGTGACATCTGAGGCATTGTATAGTTTTTTAAAATTCTCTCCACCTTTGTCTAAAGCATTTGAAGTTGAGCCCATCATACATTTACCAATAATTCTACTACCTAATCGTAAACATGTTTTTGTAACCCTCCAGTTATTTAAAATATTATCAGGTCTCTCCCATTTACCACTTTCATCATGTACTAGTAAGGCTAGCTTTTCACCATCATAACTATTGTCTCCAGTGTTTTTCCAGTCAATAGTTGTATCTAAACCTTTAATGTCTTCAAGCTTTTCATTAGCAGTAATTTTTTTTCTTGTAAACTTACTGGCAGGTACTCTGTATGCTAACTCTGACTTTGGTCTATCCATACCATCTTGGATAGGTTTAAAAAAGAAAGGGTAGTTAATTGATATAGGTACAACTTTGTCGGTAAACATTTTTTTAGCATCAGCTCCCGTTTTAGATAATATACCAAATCTACTATCACTTGCAAGAGTGGCTAAATTAACCGTTTCTGCTGATGACATGAAAGAAAATCCAGAACGTCTATTTTTAAGGTAGCACATTCCGTAACATCTTTTATCTGCTTTACAAGCTTCCCAGAATATATAGAATAATCTGTTTGCCTCTCTAAAATCTGGAGCACCTACATCAATTTTACTCCATTGTAAGTACATGTACTGCGTACCTGTTATCCAGGTTGGTTTACCATTATTTGTGAACCAGAATCCCTCTTCCCTTCTTCTGAACTCTTCGTCTATATAATCGTACCATTTTTCTTTACTGCTTTCCGGATAGTTTCTCCAATCGAATATATTTTTAATTCTTTGCAACTCCTTGGGGTACTCGAATTTCACCCATTTGTTCTTCGGATCTTTGTATACTTCTTTAGGAGCTTTTGGTAACGCAATAACTAGTCCTTGTATTTCTATTATCTCACCTATTTGCCCGTTGTGAGATAACACTATAATATCGTGTTCTTTATCGTAGCCGTATTTCCATTTCTTACCCTTGTTAAGTCTACTGATGGTAGTCTTTTTTACAGGTTCAACTGTCTTAACTAAATTTTGCTCGTACATTACTTAGATCTACTTTCTGCGAATCCTTTAAAAGTTTTTTCCTTTGCCTCTTCAGGTGTTTTACCCTCAAGCAAGTTTTCTTCTTCTTCAATTCTGTTAAGTATCTCAAATGCGTCAAATATAGCTAATTTTTTAGAAGCTGCGGCATTCTTTAACTTATCAGCTGTTAAATCATCTTCAGAGTCAGTGACAATAGCTTCTTCACCTACTTTAATAAGTTCTTCAACTGCTTTGTGCCCAGCTTGGATTATACGTTTCTTCGTTTCCTTGATGTTCATATTTGATTGTAATAAAATTAGATAAAACTCGAAATAGTCTCTCGCCATCAACGATAAACTCATATTCACTACTTGGTCTAAAACCAACTAGATCACCAACCTCAACTGTACCGTCAGAATACTTAACAATACCTTGTAAAGGTTTTTCAGACTTAGTGTTAAACTGATCTGTAGCTTTTAAAGGTATTACAAAGCAATATCCTTTTGGAGCTATCCACTTATCATTTCTTTTGTATAAAAAGATTTGATCATTGCTTATGAAGTAGGTGTCTTTATCAAAATAAGCTTTACTATTTTTTTCAACACCTTTTACGTTATGCCATCTACGAAACACGTTATGATGAACTACAACTGTATCTCCTGGTTTTATATCTGTATCACCAATAATTGGAGTTGATATAACCTCTGCCTCTCTATTAACATATTGGTGGTTGTATATCTCTGTGTTGAGTATTAACTCTCCACCGTTTAGTTTTTTAGTATTGTTATATCTTTCTCCTTTTGGCTTTACAACAAAGTTGTAAACGCTCTTCATTAGTATTGTAGATTATATTCTACGGATACAGCCATGTTCTTGTTAAAATCTTTCCAAGGTAGAACATCTTTGCCTTTTTTAATATAAACAGAGAACTTATCGTCTTCTTCTATAATATCGCATATAGTATGACCACCATACACTTCTTGCCCCACGGCATAGTGCATAGCGTCATTCTTATAGTTTGCTCCTATAGATATTTTACGAATCAGCTTCGACATCGTAATTTATTGTTCCGTCATTGATATTCACATCAACCGTACCATACTCTTCCTTTAGTTCGTCTTGAAGTAAGGTTAACTCGTCTTTTACTCCAGCTAGTTGATGTAACATCTCGTGTTTTCTTAACTCCATTGAGCCTAACTCAATTTGAGCTCTGTTTATCGTGTTAACTGTATCTTGAACTTTCTTTAACTGCTCGTCAGTTATTTTTTCTGCTTTAGACTTTAAGTCTACTATCTTTTCTTTTTTTGCCATTTTTATTTAATTTAAGTTAATTTAATTTGTTTTATTTTTCGAAATGTAATATTATTTTTATTGGATTTATGTTAAATAATTCGTCGTTCTCAAGCAAATCACCAGCTGCACCAGCTCCGTTTTGTATTACCCAATTAGCTAACGTTGATGGAACTGTATAATCAGTTTCACTTGCTGTTGCTTCACCAGAGAATTTAAACGTAATATTACTAGCGTCTAAAGATGCAACTTCTCCTACAATAATATCGTCTTGTGCATGTAACACGTCTCCAGGAGCAAAACAAAGAGTTGGATCAGTACCATCTATAACACCAAACGTTCCGTTATTTCCAGAAATATCAACACCTGCACCTGGCCCTATAGCAACTGCTGTGCTAAAATCAAAATTTCCTTCTCCAAGCATCGCCACATACAACTTATCATAACCAACATTTGTTCCGCTATCAGGTTCTCCTTCTAACACTATAGATGGTTTTTCACTATCAGCACCTCCTTGCGTTAAAGCAGCTATAGAAGCACCATTGTCAAAATGATCAGTAGAAAAATCTTTTGCTATAAAACTACTTTTACCAATTAGATTACTATAATACCCAACACCATCTGCTGTTTCATTAACAGTACCAAGACTAGTAGGGGCTACCCCATTTATTGATTTTGCATATACAAGCTGAAAAGGAAATTCGTTTGTAACTGTTCCATGTTTTTGTCTCAGTATTGCTGTAACACCTATCAACTTTGAAGCTCCTTTAGGTACGTCAATCGCGTGCCAATCAAATATTACATCTCCAGTAGAATAAACTCCAGAATTAGCAGCCTGTTCACTAGCTTTTATTGTAGGTTTTACTGTTACATTAAAATATTTATTTACCATTGTTTTATTTTTTTACTTTTTCTAATGATCTACCGCCAAAATAAGCACCGATCACGGTTATTAATACTAATTGCAAGAGATCTATGTAAGAATCTTTCACATTAAATTTTATTGCACCTGCATCTATAAAAATCAATAGCATGGTGCATACTATTAAAAAAATCAATACCATTGGTCTAACGTTTTTACTTAGCCATGAGTCTGATTTTAAATCTGCTTCCCAGCGAGATGTTATATTCTTCTCCATCTCTACTTCATAATCACTTATAAGTTGCTTGATTTTAAGTTCAGCAGCTAGTTTTTCTTCTTTAGATGTATGTAGGTTGTCTATTACTCCACCTACGCTTTTTACTAAATCAGCAGCTCCACTAGAAAATATTTTACCTAACATATTGGTTTTTTTTAATATCCACCACCACTCGTTGCAAATCCACCACCTGTGTTTACAGTGGAACTTGTTTGCGGTGATGATGGTGTGTTTGAGTTTAAAGGCATACCAGAAGCTTGCAAGTGATTAGCACAGCCCATAAAACCAGTTTGACCCTGAAAATTATGAACATGGTAACCACTGCAGTTATTTGTAACCGCCCAACTTGTAGCTTCTTGAACAGTGCTAAATAATGGTACTCCAGCTATGGTTGTTAATACGCTCATATTATTTTGTTTTTACTTTTTCAAATGAGCTAATACCAAAACACCCTAGTGTTACCCAAACAAATGAATTGTATATCACCTCGTTAATTACTAACTCTCCATCTATAAATATAAAGCTAGTTACAAGATCAGCTATAGCAAATAATACCATTACTATGAATGATATAAATCCTACCACGTTTTTCTCGTTAATTTCGTTTTTATCTTTAAATAAACTCCACATATTATTCGTCTCCGTTATTAGCGTCATTTTCCCAAGGAAAACCAGTGTCTCCAGCTTCCTTCCACTTACCATCAACCTTAATCATGTCTTTACCATTTATTGTTTCTCTTGGAAAAACCTCTCCATTATAAGTTACGCTATTATCATCATAAGCTAGTTTACCAAGCCTCATATCTGTAGCATGTCTCATTTCGTGATTAATCGTTTGTCTGTATTCAAGACTGTTAGGGTTAAGTTGGTTGTTAACATATATAGTTCCATCCATATTAGCTTCACCCATAATGCCGTCAGCCAAGGACGTGGGTATAATAGGCGTTCCAGGAATAGACTCTATACCACTAGGCTGTCTACCAAAACTTAATTTAGTTTTGATCTCACCATTAGTAGCTTCTAACCCCCTATTTTTACCTAGTTTGAATGCCATTATGCTCCGTAATACCCTTTCTTGTAGTTTTTAGCTGGAGAAGCTTCTATCTTAGCTTTTAATTCTTCTGGTAAGTTGTGTTGTTTTCCAACTAAAGCTTTTAACATTGGGCTTTTTGGCTTCATTTTATAACAACTTCTTTTTTTTGCTGGTGATTTCTTGTACATTACCTGTCTTTGTCTTTTATCATATCATCTATAGCTTTATTGTAAACTTTATCTGTATATGATTTATTTTTATAAAATACACTTCTCTCTGAAGTGGGTAAGTCTTCCTCACCTAATAGGATTCTATATATCCTACTTATCATTTGAGAGCATTTCCATGAAGTTTTAAATACTGAGTACTTAATTGTAGTTCTATTCCTATGTCTCCAGGTTTCGATCCAACCTTCTCGCTTTAATCTCTCCCATCTGTTTTTATCCCATGAGTATGTATAAACTCCGTTGATAAAATCGTTTCGTGTAAATCTTCCTTTACAATCTAAATAAATTAATAATTCTAAATCTGCATCTTTTAACCCGTAAGTTTTACAGACCCACTTTCTAGTGAGCCTGTAATACTTAAGGATATTCATATCACGCAAATCTTGCGCTGTTAGTCTCACTTATTAAGCATCAAGTGAAATAGTACATGATAGTATATTTGGGTGAGCAAACACGGAGTTTACATCATCACAAATAGTAACATAACCAATGTCCTTGTTAGCTCTGTAAAGACCAGCTATTTTTTCAGCTAAAGCTTTAAATACTGTTAATTCAGTATCAGCAGTAACTGTTAATGTAGCAAAAGTTCTTTTGTCTTCTGTAGCGTTTGGCCCTAATGTGTTTACAAAATTCATTAGAATTGTAGCGTCAGCACCAACAGTCATACCAAGAAAACCTGACAAAGGTATTGCCATAGCGTCATCAGCAGCATCGATAAAAATCAATAATGGATTGTTCATTTTTTTTGTTTTTTAATAATTAATAATTTGTTTTTGTTTCTAAGTTTAAGGTTTTAAGTTTCAGGTTTGGGTTTAATCAATTAATACTACGCTACCAAAAAGATAACGTAGTATTAATTTAATTTGTTAAGCTATATTAAGCTTGTACTTGAGCAGCATCAGCTACACCTAGTCCAACAGCGTAATATTTAGTACCATCACAGAAAATCTCTACTCTATCATTTAAAGCTGGAGTACCAGCAAAAGTAATAGTAGTGTGACCTGTGTTAGTAGGTCCTGCTGTATCAGCCA